ATGGAACGGTGCTGATCCAAAATATTTTACAAAATTTTTTCCTGGTCGAAAAGTAAAATTAAGAAAAACAAGAAGATTTGGAGAGGCCATACATAGCTTCTCACAAATAATTAGACGAGGTATTAATGATAGTGAAGAGAAAGAATATTTACCAGGGGGTAATGATGGATATGTAAAAGCTTATTTATCATTCAAAGAAATACCATTCGAAAAATTTAAAGAAGATTGGTATATCCTAGGACGCATAAATGAAACTGTTAACGAACTTAGAATGTTAGCTAAAGATGCAGGTTTATACTACAAAGATAATAAAGGCACTAAATGTTTTGATCAAAAACAATGGGAGTCAATTAAAGCATGGACTGCTATTACTAAAGGTAAAAAAATAGATAAGAAAGCAGCTCGTAATATGTACAAGCATTTAAGAGAATTAGAAGATCCAGCTTATAGATTAGATAAATTTTGGAGAGCACAACCTGATTTTAAAGAATACAATTTTCAAGATTTAAAAGAGTGGTGTGGTCTTGCTTTAGAGGATAGCCAAAAAACTAAACCTTGGTTTTGGATATTAAGAAGAAATTTTAAACCTAGACAAGTAAGACACTTTATAAGATTGCTTAGAAGATATGGTCAAAAGGAATTAGATAAAGATCCTCTTATAACTATAGATACAATACACTCAGTTAAAGGTGGAGAAGCGAATCATGTAGTGTTGTATGGTAAAGGTAATTACCCATCAGATTATGAAAACAAAAATAAAAGTGATAAAAGTGATGAAAGAAAGGTTTGGTATACTGGTGCAACTAGAGCAAGAAAAACTTTACATTTGCTGAGATCTAGTTATAAGTTTAATTATCCTATTGGACAAGATTATTTAATTTATGTGCAGGAGAAAAATGACAAATAAAAACATGTTTGACGAAACTTTTCCAGACGGTGTCCAAGTAGGAGGCTCACATTATAAGAAATTTATTATTCAACCTTGGACATTCATAAGAAAAAATGGACTTAATCCTTTTCAAGCAAACGTAATAAAATATGTATGCAGATATTTATTAAAAGGTAAATCAATTGAAGACATTAAAAAAATAAAACATTACTGTGATTTAGAAATACAACACCTTACAGAAAATGATAACAAAAAATGATACACGGTTTTACTTTACCAGATGATATCTATAACAATTTAAATAATTGTATAAAATAGTAAATTTACACAAACCTTCAAAAATAAAATTTTTCATCCATATGATCAAGGCTTAACACTAGCATCTCTATGGGTTAACTTTCAAAAAAAATATGAGTTTAATCCTATACATGACCATGATGGTGTTTTTAGTTTTATTTTATTTATGAAAATACCATATTTAATTAAGGATGAATTGCAGAAATCTCCAGGAATAAATTCAAAAAGTAATTTAGCGGGGCACCTGCAGTTTTGTTTTTTAGGGGAGAGTCAACAAAGCCATATTGAAAAAATAACTGTGCCAGCTGATGAAACTTGGGAAAAGAAAGGATTACTTTTTAGAGCTCATTTAAATCATATTGTATACCCATTCTACTCAAGTGATGATTACAGAATAACTATTTCAGGAAATTTTTCTTATGATAACTCAAAAGCAAATGGATAATTAATGAGTAATGGATTACAATTAACTTTAACTTTTAAAAAATCTATGTGGAATACACCTATAGAATACAAAGATCTATCTCAATATAAAGAAATAGCAATTGACCTTGAAACTAGAGATGATGGTATTAATGAAAAACTTGGAGCAGGTTGGGCTTTAGGTAAAGGTGAGATAGTTGGTTTTGCTGTAGCTGTTGAAGGATGGAAAGGTTATTTTCCATTTGGCCATCTTGGTGGTGGTAACATGATTCCTGAACAAGTAAAAAAATATATGAAGGATATATGTGCTCTTCCATGCACTAAAATATTTCATAATGCACAGTATGATGTGGGTTGGTTAGAAGCATCTGGTATCCCGGTCCACGGAACTATTGTAGACACAATGATAGCAGCAGCATTAATAGATGAGAATAGATTTTCATATTCTTTGAATGCTTTATCAGTAGATTATTTAAATGAAATAAAAGCAGAGACAGAATTAAGAGAAGCTGCAGCAGCACACGGCATAGACCCTAAAGCAGAAATGTGGAAATTACCTGCTGAACATGTTGGCCATTACGCTGAACAAGATGCACGTCTCACGCTCCTATTGTGGCAAAGATTTAAACAAGAAATACAAACACAAAGTCTTACAACTATTTGGGAATTAGAATCTCAACTATTACCTATCTTAATTGAAATGAGAGCTAAAGGTATCGATGTTGATTTAGAAAAAGCTGAACAATTAAAAAAAGAATTTAAAATACAAGAAAATACTTTATTACAAAAAATAAAAAAATTAGTTGGAAAAGATATTGATATCTGGGCGGCTAGACAAATAGGTGATGCTTTTGATAAATTAAAAATAGAATATCCAAGAACTGCAAAAACTAAAGAACCATCATTTACACAAAATTATTTATTTAACTCTCCACATGAAATTTCAAAATTAATAGTACAGGCTAGAGAAGTAAACAAATTTCACAATACTTTTTTAACAGGAATTACTAAATTTCAACACAAAGGAAAAATACATGCAGAAATAAATCAACTACGTTCTGATAGTGGTGGAACGGTTTCTGGTAGATTATCAATGTCTAATCCAAATTTACAACAACTACCTGCAAGAAATAAAGAATTTGCACCAAAGATAAGAGGATTATTTATGCCTGAATACAGATGCAAATGGGGGTCTTTTGATTATTCACAACAAGAACCTAGATTAGTTGTTCATTATGCTTCATCGATTGGAGAAGGTTACGAAGGTTCAAACGAACTTGTTGAAGCCTATGCAAATGATTCAGCAGATTTTCATCAAACTGTTGCAGACTTAGTTGGTATTGAACGTAAACAAGCTAAAACAATAGGTCTTGGTTTAATGTATGGAATGGGTAAAAATAAATTAGCTAACTCTTTAGGCCTTGATAGAGAAGAGGGCGATAAAATTATTGCAAAGTATAATCGTAAAGTACCTTTTGTTAAATTACTTTCTGATCGTTGTATGCAAAAAGCTGACGAAGAGGGAGTAATTAGAACTAAATTAGGACGTAAATGTCGTTTTGACGAATGGGAACCAAAGATTGGGGAATACATAAAACAGAATCTTTTGAAAATGCAGTTGCTAAGTTTGGTAGAAGTAATATTAAAAGAGCATTATATAATGATATGTTAGGCGATCCAAATAAAACACCTGCCTCTGCAACAGAGGTAGCAGAAAGAATGGCTGACTTATCAAGAAAGATTGGTTCTGCTTTTGGTAGGCTACAAGCAGAAATGGTACAACCAGTTTTACAAAGAGTAGTTTATATTCTTAAGAAACAAGGTCGTATTGAAATGCCAACAGTTAATGGAAGAGAAGTAAAAATTAGAAGTGTATCTCCATTAGCACAAGCACAAAGCAATCAAGATATAGTTTCTTTGAATAGATTCTTACAAACAGTTGCTAATTCTTTTGGTCCTGAGATATTAAACATACTTATCTCTTCAGAAGAAACTGCACTATATCTTGCTAAGAAGTTTGGTGTGCCTGATAAACTAATTCGTGATGCTGATGAAAGAGAGCAGATTGTACAGATGGCACAACAGATGCAACAACAAGGAGGATTACCACAAAATGCAACCGAAGAACTTAGGGGTTGATGGATTCCCACGAAGTAAAGAACAAGATAAAATAATATCTCAAAACGTACAATCTTTATTTAAGACACCTACTGGTCAAGAAGTTTTAAAATATTTAAAGTCTGTAACTATAGAAGCAGTATCAGGCAGTAATATTTCAGATGCTGAACTAAGGCACTTGGAAGGGCAACGATATCTCGTTGCTTTAATAGTCAAAAGAATCAATCATGCAATGAGGTTAAAAAATGAATGAAGAACAACAAGTAACACAAGAATCTGCTACTGAGCCTACATCAGATGTGATAAGTAATCCTCCCACAACTGAATCAGTAGCAGACCCAGTAGCTAATCCAAGACCATCTTGGTTAAATGAAAAGTTTGAAAGTGGAGAAGATTTACAAAAATCATATGATGAACTCTCAGCTAAATTAGGTAAAAAGGAAGAGGATCTTCGTAATACATTATTACAAGAACTTGAAACTGAGGCTTATGCTAACAGACCTGCAAGTGCAGGTGATTATCAAATACCTGAAATATTAGATGAAGCTGAAGCAGCAACTAATCCTCTTCTTAAATGGTGGGCAGATTATTCTTGGTCAAATGGATTATCACAAGAAGAGTTTGATGAAGGTATACAAAAATGGGCAGAGCATAATGGTTTAAATGATACTGATCCTGAAGAGATAAAAAAGTCTTTAGGTGATAATGCTAATGCAAGAGTTGAAGCAACACAGTTATTTATACAAAAGTTTTTCAAACCTGAAATGCAAGATGCTGTGGCACAGCTTGGCACAAGTAAAGAAGGTATAATGGCATTAGAACTTATACAAGAAAAATTCAAAGGAATGAATCCACAGCAAGAAGTTTCACAACCAAGTAAACTAACGCAAGGTGATCTTGAAGCAGCAATGCGTGATCCTAGATACTGGGATAATAAACAAAGAGATATGAATTATGTTAGAGAAGTCGAAGCCAATTTTAAGAAACTTTATGGGTGAAGGTGTTTATGATGGTTTTAGTATTGCTAAAG